AAAGCCTGGAGCAGGTCGTTGACGCTCTGGTTCGGCTGGAGGCCGGCGAGTTCGAGATGCGTGATGCCACGGCGCGGCGCGGCCGCGAGCTTGTCCTTGTCCTCGTCGGACAACACGCCCGCGGCGGACGCAACCTTGGGCGCGGCCGCGATCCGATGGTCAGCCAACGCCTGCCGCGCGCGGTTGGTTTCCCGCTGCATCGGCATGAGCAGGCGCACGTCGCTCGGCGGGAAGATCGCGTCGTCGGCGTAGACCTCGTTCAGGACAAGGGGGAACCACGGCCAGAAGCGGTCGGTGTAGACGTCCGGCGCCGCGGGCTCCTGGAGGAAGTCGGGAAAGCCTGTGCAGACCGTGTAGACCAGCCCGTCCTTGCGCGAATAGATTTCGTGGACCTCGACCACGGCCGTGTCCGGGAAGTTCTCCGGGTCGTCGCGGTTCTGCATCATGCCGATCGCCTCGACCGCGGCGTCCCGGACATTGCCGTCCTTCTCGACGTTGAACGCGCGCGCAGAGCGGCGCACGTCGATCTTGTAGATTTCCTGCACCTGCTCGGGCGACAGGTAGTATTCCTGCGCCACCCAGTCGCAGCCCAGGAAGTTGCGGAGCTGCCTGCACCTGGGGTCCGGGATGATGCTCGTGCTGTCCGGGTAGTCGAACACCAGACCCTCGCGCACGAGCAGCATCGGCTCGTTCTGGAGCGCCTGGAGCGTCAGACGGAGCTGCTCGGTCTCCGGGCTTTCCTTCTGGACCTCGTTGTCCGCGACGTCGTCGGCGATGCGCTCGGCAAGCGCAAGGCGCTCGGACAAGTCCGCGATGCGGGCTTCGACGTCCGGGCGCATCTTCATCGCGCGCTGGAAGCCCACCTTGACGTAGCCGACGCCGGTGGTGACCGCGCGGCGCACGGTGAGCTTCATCATCGCCTTGAACGGGTGCGCCTGCTCCGAGACGTTGTATTCGTAGGCGAGCTGGAGCGTCTTCGCCATCTTGTCCGTGAGGCGGTTCTGCTCCTGGACAGCCTGGGCTTCTTGGATGATCTGCGCGGGCGCCGCAAGCATCGCCGGGTCAGCGCCCGTTGCCGCGGCGGTCGCGATCTGCTGCATCGCGGACTGGAGAGACGCCATGCTCTCGTCCCAGAGCTGCGAGACCATCCTCTTGCGCCGGCGAACGACCGTGCGCGGGTTCTTGGCGTAGATCGTGGCCACGCGCTGCTGGATGTGCCGCAACGTGATGTTGGCGACGTACATCTGGCAGTCCGGGTCGTCGGGCCATTGCTTGCCCGCGGCGAACTTCTGGTCTTCGCGCATCTTGTCGAAGGCCGGGCGCCAGTATTTCTTCGCGCGCTCGACGCGGCCCTGCCACGCCTTGCACAGCCGGCGGCGGCTTTCCTCGACTTCCGGCGCCTCGCGCATCACGCGCTTCTCGGACGCGGCGCCCGCCATGTCCATCGTGGGCAAGCCGTCCAGCACCGGCGCCGGCGCAGGCGCGGCGATCATGTCGGGCATCATGTTCGTCGGGTCCATGTCACCACCCCTTCCATGCGGCGAGCCGCGCCTTCTCGGCGCGCTCGGAATTGCTGCGGGCCAGCATCGAGCCAAAGCTGTTGGGCCGATACTGGTTGCGAAGTTGCGCGCGATGCGACGCGCTGATCTGCGTTGCGAGCCCCAGGCCGATCATGGACAAGGCGTCCACGAAATCGTCGTGCGCGCCGCCGGGGAACTTCAGCATCTCCGAACGCGCGGCAGACCACCAGTTCGCGTATTTCGGGAAAAGCACGCGACCCATCGACATGCGGCCCTGGATCGACTGCGCGCGGGTCTGCTTGTCGCCGGCTGGCGTCATCTCGACGATCGCGGCAAACGCGTGCTCCTCTCCCATGCGCTTGCGGAGGAAGGGCCCGATGGACTTCGTGATGTGGTCGCGCCCGGCCCACCAGAACATGGGGTTGTAGGTGCGGATGATCCGCAGCATCTGCTCGACGCATTGGTCGGTGGACATCTGCCGCCAGACCAGGTCGGGCAGGACATAGATGTTGTCCCGCTCGTCGACGCCGACAACGAGCAGGCACGTCTTGTCCCGGTCCTGCTCCATCGACACGGCGTGGTCGCTCGCCGCGTAGTAGCGCAGGTTGGTGGGCAACTCGTGCGAGCGGTATTCCTTGAGCCAGGCGTCCTCGAAGAACGCCCCGGACGCGGGCGTCGGCTTGCCCTGGTACAGCGCCTCGAAGCCGCGGGGGTCGGTGCGCCGCATTCCCTTGAGGTAGGTGAGACCGAAACGCTCTGGCCAGAGAGCCTCGCCGGGCTTGCGCCCAAGCGGGTCCTCCTCGTCCGCGATCGCCGGGACGTTGATGACCTTCCACTCGCGCGCTTCTTCGCGGTCGAAGAAATCGTTCTGCTCGTCGATCAGCCGCCCGACCAGGTCGTCCTCGTGCCAGCGCGTCTGGACAATCAGCACGCGCGCGTCGTCGGTCATGCAGCGGGTCCGAAGCGTCTTGACCCACCAGTCCCAGAGCTGGTTGCGGATGGCCGGCGACCGCGCTTCCTTCGCGTCCTTCACGGGGTCGTCGATGACCAGGAGGTCGCCGCCGCGCCCCGTGATGGTGCCGCCGCGCCCGACGAACGTCAGTAGCCCGTTGCGCGTGGTCTCGAGGCGGTTGGCGGCTTCTGACCCGTCCTTCAGCGCGTAGTCCGGGAACACCTGCTTGAACGCCGGAGAGCGAATGACGTCGCGCACGGCGCGGCCGATGTCCTCGGCGAACGTGTCGTTGTAGGTGCCGAACACGACGCTTTTTTCCGGGAACCGCCCGGAGAAGTGGGCGATGCCGTGCTTGGTCACCAGTTCGGTCTTCCCGTGGCGAGGCGGCAGCGTGAGGATCAGCCTCTTGTAGGAGCCGGACACCAGCTCCTCGAACGCCGCGGCGATCGCGCGGTGATGCCGCGCCGGCAGGTACGTCGAGCGCAAGGCGTCGTCGGGCGCATTGGGGTCCGGGCGCATCAGCCGCGTGAACGCGATCAGGTCGGTTTCCGCCGCGAGCACCATGTCCATGCGGTCCAGGAGCATGTCCTCGCGCGTGCGGCGCGCGGCGCGGCGCGGCTTGCGAGGGACAACGCTGTCGTGGGGGCTGGACATCAGCAGCTCACTTCGCCTTGCAGGCACGCACCATGTCGCGCAGCTCTCGATAGTCGATGACGGCTTTCGCCATTGCGCTGTCGCTCGGCGCGCGCTCGAGCTCGTCCGCCAGCCGCGACAAGAACGGCTGGTCGTAGACGACCAGCGGCGGGCACACGGTCTGCACCGTCGCGCCGCACGCGACCAACAGGCTAGAAGCGGCCAGCGCGCAGATCCTTGACCACATCGTCCTTCTCCTTGGGCGCGTTGATGGACGCGTCGAGCATCCTTTCGTTTGCCCGAGCGCCCTCGACGGCTGCCTCGTTGCGCGCGGCGCTCTTGCCGCTGCGGTAGATCGACAAGAACATCACGAGGGCACCGATCGCCGCGGCCAGCCAGCCGAGCATCTTCGCCGAGATGGCGGTGACGAAGCTCATCGCGAACCCTCCGAACGCCGTTTCCATTCTGCCCACAGGAACCAGCCCAGCGTGCCGACAGCGGCGACGCCCAGGACCGCCAGCAAGACGTGCGGGCTGATGCCGATGCCGTCCAGGCTGTCCCAGATCGACGAAACCTGGGCGACTGCCTGCTGGGCGCCAGTCAGCGCCGCGCCAGCCGTCGCCGCGATCGCCGCGGCGGGCGGCCGGGCCTGCGGGTCCTTGGCTTCCGGCTCGGCGCGCGTCGTCTGCGGCGCGCTGCCGGCGATCGGCGCCAGGTACAGGGCCGCCTCGGCCGCGCGGCGCCGCGTCAGACCGGCCCGCACGCGGCCGCCGGCCTTGTTCCACATCGCGAACGCGGCCGCGGCCTCGGGGTGTTTGCCCTCGTTGTGGAGGCGCAGCACCGACGACTTGCGGAAGTTGGCGACGCCGACGTTGTAGGCGAAACTGGTCATGGCTGCGAACTGGTTGGCGTTCGGTCGCACGGAACACGCGCCGCGGACAGCGATGGCAAACTGCGACACCGTCGCGTAGAGGCGGTTGTCCGCCATGTCCTGCGTCCACACGAGCCCCTGGACAACGTCGGGCCCGGTTTGCCCCCAGCCGATGGTCCAGACCGGCGGTTTCGCCAGCTCGTCGAGGTACGCCTCGAGGCGACAGCCCTCGAACTCGCGTATCAGGTCAAAGCCCTTTTCGCTGATCACGGCTTGTCCGCCTTTTCTTCGAGCTTGCCCCAGATTTTCTGGATCATCTCCTTGATCTCGGCGAGGTCATCGCGGCGGACGTAGTCGCGCGGCAGCGCAACCTCGATCTTGTGGATGTCCTTGCGAAGGTCCTTCACCGCCGTCCAGAGTTCGCGCGCGACCCAGCCAATCAAGCTGAACGCGGCGGCGCCGACGAGGTTGATGATTTCTTGCGACGGCATCGTTTTCACTCCTCGTGTTTTTCCACGCCGACAAGCACCGCTCCGGTGAGGAAGTAGAGCGCGCCGGCCAAGACCGCGCTGTTGTAGGTGTAGGAGTTCTGGCACGCCGCGTCCCAGAGCTCGTCCTCCAGGAACATGCAGGCGCCCTTGCAGAGCTGGACGACGGGGCACGACAGGCAGTCCTTGCGGGTCGAGAAGTGCCGCGCCTTGCGTAGCCGGATGTCTCCGAACCTGGCCACGTTCCCCATCAGGTGGTCCGTGTCCGCGCTGGTGTTCTGGCAGGTGATGGCGTTGCCTTTCAGGTCAACGGCCAGGCGATCGGGCTGGTCCATGCCGCACTTCTGGCCGTTGGCCATGACGGGCCTGGAGGTGGCGATCGACTTGAAGAAGTCGTCGATCTTCTGGCGCACCTGGACCACACGCGAGGCGTGGCCCCTGACGATCTCGGTGAACACCGTGTCGTAAATCCGCTTGTGCTCCTCGCGCGTATACGGGGAGCTGGCCATGCCCTTGAGGTCGTAGGGCAGCAGCAGCTCCTCGGTGTTCAGCGTGATCCTCGACGGGTGGACGTCCAGCGCCTTGGCGATGTGGTCGCGGACGGCATCGAGCGAGCAGTCGTCCTTGGTCAGGACGCAGTTGAAGCCGAGCCTCTGGCCCAGCTTGTCCATCGCCCTGCGGATGGCTTCGGGACTGTCCAGCGGGTCGGGGCCACGGTTCTTCTTGTGGGCAGGACCGTCGTGCGAGATCGAGATCGAGAAGCCCATGCGATCGAGCCAGTCGACCTTCTCGTCGTCGAGCAGCGAGCCGTTGGTCACCATGCCGAACCTGGCCTTGGGGAACATCTCGCGCAGGCGCTCGGCCAGCGGTTTGAGCAGCTTCCAGTAGACGAACGGCTCGCCACCCCAGAACTCGATGCTGCCAGGCGGCGACTTGAGCCAGTCCTGGAGCGTGGCCAGGAACGCGTCGACGTCCTCGAGGTCTCCTTGGCTGTCGTTTGGCTGGCTGGCCTGGTTGCAGTAGCCGCACGAGAAGTTGCACTTGAGGCCAAGCTGGATCTTCAGCGACCGCAGGAAGTGCGACTTCGAGGCCGGGACCTCGGGGCTCGTGATGGTCGGCAGGTGGTAGGTCGCTGCTGCGTACTTCACGTTGTCGACCCTCTCGCCTGTGTCTTCCCAGGTGAGGGTGCTGCTCTGCGTGTCGTAGGCCAGGTGGCGGGTGGCGCCCCTGCCCTGCATGGAGAGGCGGAACTTCATTGGTATTGGCGCTCCATGTCTGCCCTGGCGTTGATGGCCATCACGATCCGCTCGCCTGGGCCGCGGTAGACATCTGTCTCGTGCATCGTGTGCGCCGTGAACGCCACCATCAGCCCGGTCCTGGGGTGGATGCGGAACGCAAGCTGGTCGTGGAACGCAGGGTTGCGATTGCGCCAGATGTGGCGGACCCCACGATCGTCGGTCATGACGAGCGCGCCCGCGTTCAAGCGGTCGTAACGCTCAGGCATGTCGAC